TGATAAAGAAGCTGGCAAAAAATATAAGGACGGATATTTGTCTATTGAAGACATTATCGATCGAAAAACTAAGGTTGAAAGAAAATATGTTGATCAGGTTATGTATATGTAACAGATGAAGAGGGAGCGCAGATTACTTCGGCGTAACCGTGGATTATTTTCTGGAAAAGTAAGGAGGGATGAGATGGAAATAGTGGTTGTCCTGTATATTGTTGGAATTGCTTTAATAATGGGATACCTGATAAACAGATATCCCAGAGAAAGAGTAGCTATTATATTCCTTTGCGCAATCGTTGTATTACAAGTTATCCAAAAATGTCTTCATCAAAAATAAAAAGAACAATGCATATGTAACAGCTAAAAGACGTGGAGATGCGAAACCGAGTAATAGGCTAAAAAATGCAATTGCTGGTAGTTCAATCCATATAAGAGCGAATATCATACGAATTTTTGAACGATATTGCCTGTAGTTAATCCGATAAGAAATACTGCGAACAGGGAGATGAGCTTGTTTACATAATTTGTCATATGTTTTGGAAATCTGATCGCAAATTCGGAACCATTGATTATAGCCATATTTATTCTCTTGCAGAGCAGATGGTTTTTCAAGCCAGCGAATCTCTTGACGTAAAACAGGATCAATAAGAAGAGAATGTGAGTTTTCTAATTCATAGTATTTAGAAAGAAAAGCATTTATGTCGTTAAGAGATACTTTTTTGTATAAAAAAGGTTCGATTTCTAAAAAGAGTGGATGGTATACCTTATCTAGTCTTTCACGAGCTAAAGTAGATAAATTAGAGTTTCGACTAATTAGTAATGTAAAGATGCCAAGAGTAAGAGTGACAGATGGCTCTAATAAAATATTTATAATTTTTTCTAAATCGATATTTGATACAAACGAAAGCATGATGATTATCCTTTCATAATTTGATACGGAAATTATACCAGACAGTAGTAGGACAAATCAACAAGTACAACCAGCATCGCATAATCTAAAAGAGAGGTGGTGGATTTGCAACATATTTTTATTGCAGAAATTGATGGAAAAGAAATTGACATGGCAACCATGATGCCGGAGGAAAAGCAAAAGGCAGTCATGGAAATGACCAGAAAGTTTGTAGAGCATTTTGGGTACCAGCAGGAGAAAACCGCGTAAGCGGTACCAGTTGGACAAGCAAAGGAGGGATAAGAGATGTTTTACAAGATCGCAAAGACACTCAGCGTAACGGCAAGCATTACCGGAATCTTGATGATGGCTGGTGCGTGCTCAGTGAAAAGCCAGGAGCTGTTTTACTTATATGCAGCTCTTGGAATCACAACACTTACTACCGGAGCATTTGCACTGGAATATTTTCGGATACGGGAATGGCAGTACCGGAAAAGGAAAATAAGGGAGGCGAGGGAGCATGCCAGAAGAGAAGCAGCGTAAGAGCATCAGAGTAGGTGAGATCGATAAGATGATCAACAAACTGCAGTCGCTGGAAAGGGTTGACGGTACATCCGAGTATTACAAGAATAATGCGATCGCATACTTGTCGGATCTGGCAAATCATTTGGATAGGATAGGCGTAAAGACAATAAAAATGCGCCCGGAAGTTGCAGCTTCCAGTGGCGCACATAACAAAAATACCAATTAAATTATAGGAAAGTCGGAGGAGAAAGTCAAGTGAACGATGAAGCAATACACATTCCTGCGAGGAAAAAGCAGCAGACAGGTGCACAGATGGCCGTTAAGGTAACACCGGAAGCTTACAACGCATTGGTAGAAATTTACAATGAATCAACATTATCACTCAAACAGATTGCAAGCCTTCTGATCGTGAAGGCTGCAGAGCGAGTGGTTTATGACAAAGAATAATTGGAGGGAATGTCATGGAAGAAAGAAATAACAATGAAGAAATGGTCAAGATTCCTGTGTCAGAATACAAAAAGTTCTTAAAAGCGCAGACAAGACTTGAATTTTTAAAAGATTATACATCGAGAAGCAACTACAGCGTATCAAGAGAAGATATCGCAGCAATCATAGGATTTGAATTGAATACGGAGGAAGAATAATGAACGAGGCAAGAATAAAGGAGCTTTTGAAAAATACTGGGAGAGAGGGCATTGATGATCTGATCAGTTACATGGAAGAAAATGATTTTTTTACATCACCATGCAGTACAAGATATCATCTGGCAGAGGAAGGAGGACTCGCAACTCATAGTCTTAATGTATATGAAAATATTCTGAGGATAGCGAGTGGGTTAGGAGTGATAAATGAAGATCAGATGAATTCTTTTATTATCGTAGCATTGCTTCATGATCTTGGAAAGATGGGACAGTTTGGAAAGCCGAATTATGTTCCGAACATGCTGAAGGGAAGAGCGACAAAAGCAAATCCGGATCCAGAACCGAAGCAGAGTGAAGCGCAACCGTATAAATCCAATCCGGATCTCAGATATGTTGATCATGAGGTTAGATCTGTGGCTATTGCATCCAGATTTATTGAACTGACAGAAGAGGAACAGCTTGCGATCCTCTGGCATAACGGATTATATGGACCGTTTAAATATGAGATCCAGGGAAATGAGACACCACTGTATATGCTTTTGCATTTTGCGGATTTGTGGGCAGCGAGAGTGACAGAAGATGGAAGCAATGGAGCTGAATGATATTGCGGAAATGCTCTGTAGGAATTTGATATCAGAAGGATTTATCATTCAGAGATATGATGCGTATTCTTCCAACAGTATCTATCTGAAGTTGGATTACGGCGTGTGCAATTCTATTCGAATCAGCGATCATCCAGGAAAGAAATATTTAAAATATCGATACAATATAGGACCGTATGTCGACGAATTTCAGGAAGTGAAAGATAAATTTCCAAGGATTTATTACAGAGAAACGAAAAGTCAAAGTCTTCTGAAACGTATCATTAGAGATAAGAGTGGAAAGCTTCAGTATTACGGAAAAGAAAAATATAAGAAGCTTATGGAAGAAAACAGGATAAAAAATATGAATTCA